GTTCCCCTTCCAAAGGATACAACTAAGTACCCACCCCGAAAGGATTAGGCTCCTGGTGAACCATACATTCCACGCCAGTCTGACCATCCGAAAGAATATCTTTCTCTAGCCTTGTATCTAACATTTCCTGTTTCGAAGTCACCTTCCATGCCAGTAGACATTGGTGATCTTACGAAGTGCTTCATGCCATTAGGAGCATCAGTCTTGATGAAGAACGCATCAGTATCTGTAAGATAATGATTAACAACGTAACCTTCTGGGAACATTCCCATGTTTTTCATTGCGTTGATATCATTGTCTGATGTGTTAACTCTTCCTGGAGACATTAAGATTCTCTCAGCTACGAATTGTAGTTGAGGTGGAACAATCAATTTTCTAGCTTGAACATTGATTTTGATTCCTCTTTCATCTTTAAATTGAGAAATATCAATTAAAGCGTTCTCTAGTGAAGTTTCATTCAAGTCTGCTGCTGTTGAAGGCTCATTTGACTGGTCGCCAGCTGTCAAGGTTGGGTGATCGGTAGCGAATAATTCTTTACCGTCGCCTCCTGGATAGCTTGAGCTAAAGCCATTGTTAAGCACATTCGCAGCTTTTACTTGTTTAGTATTAGCCATCGATCTAGCAAGTGCTCTAGTATATCTAGAAGATAGGCTGTCGTAGAGGTTGTCTTCGATAGCTTCTTCTGTCAATGAGAAAGCAAGTGCTATAGTTTCGTGGGTGTAACGAGATGTGAAAGTTTCTTGTGCTGTGTCATAACTTACTGAAGCACCTTCTCCTTTAACTGGAGCTTGTGCGAAGCCTGCCAACATTACTTCTTCCTCAAACGCTCTGTCTGAATTTTCAGTATCAAAAATTTCAGCATGCTCGTTTTCGTATCTATCGTACTCTAAACCAAAAAGTGCATTAAGTCCTGGTTCGAGTTCTTTAACTAATTGAGCTCTGTTAATTGCCATTGTTAATCACCTTTTAGTTATTGCCGAACTCAGAAGTTGGGAAACTTACATACATTCTAGCGTACTGACCAATAGAGTTATCGGGTCTGTCAACAAACCCAACAACTTTGGCTATACCACTAGTTGTAGTTGTAGTAACCGCTTCTTTTGAACGGAGATTGTTTGCGTCACCTGCAGTTGTAGTAATTGTATATAATTTGCCGACACTTGCTTGTGTAGGAGTTCCAGAAGACTGAACCTCATACGCAATATCAGGGTCAACATAAACATACGCTTGTGCATCTGCAGAACCTAGAGTTGATGTACCTGAGGTCCATTTTCTAGACCAAACAGGAGTGCCATCAGTTGCTGTGTATTGTACACCTTGGAAAACACCGAGAGGGGCATCAGTAGCACCACTTTGAAGAACGTAACCACTTGAGAGTTTGACTACATCGCCTGAAAAAATATCACCTGTAGCTCCACTCTGGATTGCGAACTCTGATGGTCTAATTGTGCCACCGCTTAAATGAAAAGCAGGTGTAAATCCATTAGGATCGTTTACATTAGCCATTATTTACTCCTATGTAAATAAAAAGTTTAAATCAAGTTCTAACTAACCGTTAGAACCTCCGCTTCCAAAAGTAACCTTTGTCTGTCTACTAGGTTTACTAATAGGCATAACAGGATTACTCTCTCGCATAAGATTGTTGTCCACAGCCTCCATCTGCTCTCCAGCTAGTTGAGCGTAGTACGCTCTTCTTTCTTGGACAGTTTCTATCGGCATCTTAGCGAGGATTAAGCCACCAACTCCTATGACACCAGCATGTCTACCGTCTTCAATTGTGGGTGCTTGAAAATCAGGATGGTCTTTTGCCATAACTGGCTCCCAACCTTCACGAATACGTTTTGACATGTTCGCCTGATCTTGTTGACCCACCATTGACTCACGTATCCATCTGTATACATAGCCCTCTGGTGGAGTAGGTGCGTCTAATAATGACGGTGGACTCCATGGTTTTCGGCGAGCTTGGTTATCTCGACTTTCTGCAGATCTGGAGTTTCGATCTGTTTGAGTAGTTTTTTCATTGTCTACCATTTTTTACTCCTTAACATGCTTAGCATATTCTTCTAGTGGCACACCTAATCTTTTTGCTATTGCTACTTGACTCGGTGTGAGTTGTACTTTTCTACGTGAACGTGTTCTTGCGGTAGTAGAACCTCTACTTGAACCTGCTACAACCTCGTTCACAGTGTTCTGTTGAGTTTTTCCTAATTTATGAGGAAAAGCCTCAGCCATTCGTTTATCCACTTCTGAATAATACTCATCAGAAGTAGGATCGTAACCTTCTTGCTCTACTAATTGCCTATGAAAAGCAAAGGCACTAGTAGTCATAGCTACGTCAGAGCCGAACCAACTGTTCTTTTTAGCCCATTCCTGAGCTTTAGGATCTGCTTGAACTTGAACTTGTTGTTGAGGTTGTATTCTAGATTGTATCTCTTTATCAACGTCGACAACTTGCTCTTGTACTTCAGGTTGTTTAGCTCTGACTCTATTTAGGCTTTCCTCTTCAACAGCTAATTTAGCTATTTGTTTTTGAGCTTCGAGCATGGCGTCTGTATCACCATTTTCGTATGCCTTTTTATATCGGTCTTGAGCGTACTGAAGTTCAGATCCAACTCTGCCTTTATACTCATCATAAAGGTTTTGATCTGTTTTTGAAAGTTTATTTTTAGTTTTATTTAACTCATCCTGAACAGATTTAGCATAATCAACTGCTGCCTGTTCACGTCTTTCAGCTTCACGAATCTTAAAAGTAAGTTTAGCTATACGTTTTTGAACGCTTTCACTATAATCTTCTATCTCTTCGGATTTTTTAGCTTCTTCTTTTTCTTGAGGTTCGTCTTCTACAACTTCTTCCTCTTGCTCGTCTTCTGTTTCGGGAAGTTCAACTTCCGTTAACTCTTCTTCTTGTTGCAAGGCTTCATCTGCCATTGTTTGCTCCTTTTATTGCGTGATTTATATTAACCTGAAACTACGTCTTCGGGATCCGTAATAACTGCTAATACGTCATCATCGTTTAATAAACGCAAGTCGCCACCCTCAATCTTGATTCGTGCTCCTGCGTACCTGCCGAATATCACCCAATCGCCTTCTTGACACCATGCACCAGCAGGATATCTATCCTTATCGGCGTATGCGTCTGGACCAAGTGATACTACGTATCCTACGTTAGTGGCTATACGTTCTTTTTCTAACGTTTCGTTAGCTAGGTATAAGCCACCTTTAGTTTTCTGCTTTCTACTGAAAGGTAAAACTAATAGTCTGTAGCCTGTGGGGGTAGGGAGTTGTTCTTTTAAAGAGGAATCTTCCTGAACTGAATCAGGTGTAAATTTAAGATCTTCTTTTACTTCAACTTCAGTGTTTTCAAAACGGTCGACCGTACTAGGTACTGGCTCACCACCTTTGCCGAATGCGGCAACTTCTTTAGTCATCTTCTATATCCTTGAGCAGGTCACTAATTAAATACTCCGTAAACGACAGACCTGTAATTTCGCCTACGACTTTTTGATAATCTTCAAAGTTTTGAACACTACCA